CTACTCGATTCTTCCATCGAAAGATGAAACTGATAATTGGAGTTCTAGATGACGAAAACTGAAAATGAATTTTGGAAAACGAGATGAAAGATACAGAGACTTCACTTTCCCCGTGGAATGGGAAAGGCTCGAAGCTGATGAAACCGAGTTGCTATGAATATGGAAACGACAGGTACCCCGAACAGACCTAGCCAGGCTATGATGGTTGTTGACCGGGATCGTGCTTGATCGGATAAGTATTAAACTATGTGGTGATGAGTTGGTGATACCCTCGCATAGGTAGTAATTCTGGGGAAGTTGGTGGAGATGGTTTCCGAGGTCATAAGTTGAGTTGGAATTGATTCGAGTAAGTTGGAGTTAAATAGAATGAAGAAAGTTGGTTGACAGGGTTGACAATATGGAAAGACAATTGACAATATGAAAGAATATTGACAGCATGGAAAGACAGCAACTATGAAACAAAATGTCAAATGAAGAACAACTAGTTTCAAATTCCACAAATAAAACAAATATAATTAACGAAGACGAAAGTATGAATGAGAAAGATGGATTGAATGAATGGATCAATGATCCAAGGTATGAATACAATAACACAGACGAAAACATGGCACGTTTAAACAACACATCGTTAAATGGATTCGGAGCACCCCAAATAGCTGATAGTTTAATTGAACTAAAATGTATGACAGACTGTCAAACTAGGGAGCACATCTACGAATTGGTTAATATTGGCGAAAAAGAATCTGACTATGTCGAGATGAAACCTTCAAAACCAAAGCGTAAAAATGATAAGAAGGCAGTCACGCTATTATCAACAAAGGACGATCAAATTAAAGCTTTAAGCCAACAAGTGAAGCAGCTCACACAGTACATCGACTTTTGCAATCGACAAATGAAAGAAATGCAAAAGACGATTAATACACGGGACCGAGCGATAACCATTTTGCAACAATCGCAATCACATGCTGTCCCCGCTATAGATACAACTAAAAAACGGTACCAAGCCGATCCAGCAGTATCTACATTATTGCAAATAGCAGCTCAAAATGGTCAAAAACGTCCAGATATCGGTAGAGCTATTAACACAGGTACTGACGATACCCCAAAATGGAGCAGCTATATAGTATATCAAGATTACAGAGCTGATGGAGTTTTACACCCAAGAAAACAAGAAGCTGAAACTGAAGCAGCAGCTAAGATATTGTATTGGATTAGATCAAACTATTTTACTAGTCTTAATCATAAAGCTCAGCGGACATACATCAAATGGTTCAATATTGATAGACCCATTTTTGAAGACAAGCATCCTGATATGTTATGGATCGGTGACTTTAAACTCAAGAACAAAGATCACTATATTAAGGATTTATGTAAAGATGGTGATGTAGAACGAAATCCAGGTCCAGTCTACTTCAACTCCTCAGCAATTAGTAGTACACTAACTCCATACACAATCAATTTACTCAATTTATACACTGTAGGAGATACTGCTAAAACAGATATTGATATCGACTTTGCAATTTCTGACCCAACTGAAGGACATTATGGAACTGTTTCAATAGCTGGGGTTGGATTTGGAACACCATTTACAGGCAGCATCACGGCAATAGCGAATAGTACTTGCAACTTGAAAACCTCATTTGTTAGTGTGCCCACAAGCGTAACACCTCAAATTACCTTTAGCTGGACAGCTGGATCACCAAGCGCTGTTGGCAATCTAAACATTGTGGCCGCTACCAGTTATACCAACACTACTCCGTTAGCTGTTGGTATTGATGATCAACCCATCAGCGCAACTATATCTGGTCAACCGATAGATGTAACTATAACAGGTGGAGCGGGAGACGTTGTTACAATAGATCCAGACTCATTACCATTATGGGTATCCGAATACAAGCCAGGTAGCTCAGTACTATTTACAAAAGATAGTGGAGCGAAAGATCTTACCAAGGATGGGGACGTAGAGAAGAATCCTGGTCCTAATCAACTAGTCGACAATAGTTCAGATAATTTTTATGGAATCGAAGGTGCGGACAAAACATCCGGCATTAAACCATATACTCCACCACATAGCGGTTCTGATGATTTAATTGAGATAATGAATAAGGTCATGTCTGGTGAGATGGAACCCATTTCGGAATATCATTGTCAATGTATACTTAAAGGTATTCCCTATAAGGTGGAAGACGATGTAGAACCAATGCCAACAACACAGCAGTATTATGATCATGTTCAAGCTAAATGCAAACTCAACGGGCCAGTAGGAGAGTACTTTTCAATAATGGCAATTATATTGGATATTCCTGTAACAGAGAATAAATATATTTTATTAACTCAAGAAAACTCATTTGAAAAAGAACCTGACTCCGAGGTTATACCATTAAGGAAACCACCACCTAAACCGAAAACTAGAAACGAATTGACAGAATCAAGACCAAAAACCCCACCACCACAATCTAAAAAAGAGAAACCTATGACAGCTGAAGAAAAAGAGAAACAATACAACGCAGTAATTTCTAGGATAGTGAACAAACTCAAAAATAATATGCCTAGTCTAATTGGTTGGATGAAAACTTTGATGACAACAAAATGGAAGAGAACTGTTTTGACTGAGTTATTTGGAAAAGATTGGGAAATAAAAGAAAACATGCACCAATATGAGTGGATTGCGTATTGTGATCTTAATAACGTAGACGATGAAGAAAGAGATTATGTATTGGCAGCATTTGATAAAGATTTTGAAAAATACAAGTTTATTGATAGATTTAGCGCCATGAATGCTAAAGCCAAACTGCACAACAAGTTAGTGCATGCGTATAATGGTAACCCATTTTCTAAAACCTTTACCGAAACCATGCAAGCTCCTGAATGGCACGAACTCTTTGATGATGAGAATACGTTATTGAAATATCAGTTAGGAACCGAATTGCAGTCAGTTTTAACCAACGTTGATGGGTCAGTTAATCCCAATTCATCCAGCATCTTTGATCAAGATAGATTGCGAGGCGACGTTGTGGATATAACCAATACAACGATCCAAAATGCTATAATGCCTATACCTTGTACAACACTAATTCCTCGCGAAGTACGGCCCGCTGTTGCTGGAATAAATATCAATTCAACCAACAGATTACCAAGAATGATTGCCAACGTATCTGATTACTATACCTATCCGATCGAGATCACTGCATTAGGAAATGATTTGGTAACAGCAGTAACAACCAACAAGACATCAGCATGGAGAGGAGACAATACTACAACTGCAGGATACCTTAACTACGATCTTGTGACCTTGCTTCAGGCAACGGTAGTTAAAGGCCTATCCTTAGAACAAATGCTCATCAAATTAGATCTGATGCACTCAATAGCAGCACAGCGAGTAACGACAAACTCACTGCCAAAAGCATTGTATTCAACAATTGATTCTAGAACCGTGGCAACAACAACAGCTCCTGTTTTAGGCATCAATAATAGCCCTGTATTTGGAGAAGATTGTGGAGGAGCTACAGCCGTATTTCCATATCAAGGAGGAACTGGTTCATTGAATTTTCACCTTTCATCTCAGACAGTTCCTGCATCTGAAAGAGACTTAATGTGGTTTTTCCCATCAATGTTATTTAATAGTTCATACATTCCAAACGAAGCAATCGCTTTATTTATCTTATCCGTTGCAGAATGGCCATTTGGAATATTCACAGTAACGAAAGAAACAACAGATACTGCAGGTGGTAATGTGGATAATACTGTGTATGTACCAAGTCAAACCTTATTTAGGATACCAGGAGACAGAAATTTACATATTGTATTACCTAGGAATAATCCAGCTCGTAACCCCACTGATCAGGCAGGAGCAAACAACTTGTGCCAAATACAACCACAATGTGGACCAACAGCAAGTACAGGCTTCGCAGCTAATGCACCATTGAATGTCCAATACGTTGGTGCACCAATGCAGAACTACAATTTAACTGAGTTTTTGTACACATGGGCAACTACATTTGATCAGACAACAATTCGGCAATATGTTGCTAATTTAGGTTATATTTATGGTGTTTTCGATACCATGATGGCAGTGCACGAAATGAATATTGTCAATTGTGAATTATTTCCACCAATGATTGTTTCTGCAACCAGTGCAACTGCAGTTTTACCCGTAAATAGCGCTGCTGGTTTCATTTTATCTTGCGGTGTTCATGGTCTACGAGCTTTAACCACTGCAAATTGGCCACAACCAACTATCACAAATTCACATTATCGCATTCAGCAAACTAACAACATGGCTTGGAATAAAGTATCAACTGGATTATGTGTAGCAGCTAACATTAAAGCGGAAGGAGCTGGTTATCCACCTGATTATTTAGGCGAACCACGAAACGCGTTGTGGGAATCACTAGTGGCTTTAACAATGGCAGGAGCAGCTCAAACATTTTTTACATCAGTAGGATTTACTCAAAGTGCTTGGTCAAATGGATACAACAATACTATATATAGAACTTTTAGCGATTTTGTGAAAGGATTATATTGTACTCTCGCTCCAGATGGTAATATCACTCCTAAAGCAACAAGTCTAATGATCAACAACATATTCAAACATATGTACCAACGAATGCTAGTGGAAGTTAAAAACATCGGTCGTAGTGTTGAAACTAGACCTATCACATGCTTTGATCGATTTTTGCCTTTCAGTAACTTCGCAGTTAGTTATAACGCAGCTGGCACTACAGCTTATAATGGACTTGTTCCATGTGTAATACCGGACACATGGATTAATTTAATGAGCATAACAGAACCAAAGAACATGACAAGTTTTAGTACACCAAATCAAATTGATTCAGTCAAAGGTTTTGGACACAAAGACGGTTTAATTATGCACAAAAACACAAATGCAGCTATAACAACAAGTTATCTAGATCAACCCAACATGATTGCTAATTATGGTCTAGATACATTACCTGACGTTAGTAGTAAAACTAGATGGAACGATCGTTTATGGTACACGACAGCGGGTAGACAGATTGCTGATTATGCAGGAGTAGCTATTGCCGGCCTCAATTTTCCACCTGATGGTTCGTACCCTCGGACACAAATTGTGGCGTTGAATGCTGGTGAAGTGTATCCTCCGGATTATGTATCTGCTAACACAACATCTCTTCCAGTAGTAACGATCAATGGAGTTAGAGTATATGTATATCTACCTCAGGCTGCAGCGACGATACCAACGAATGCGTGTCAACACGTTGCTCAATTAACTCGACCAGCATGGTTACTTGATGGCATCTCACCAACAAATGCATTATTGTTTATGGGCAGGGAAAGCATGTTGAATAAATTGTTTAATAAACTAGGAAATTTTCGCAAGGAGGCACTGGTTCCCGATACTGGCCCCATCTCCGATACAGTGTTATCGCAAGTCATAGATCCGAAATCAGTACCAGATTCATCAATAGTATCAAACATTACACCGGAAATGACATCATCAAAGGAGATGGCGACGGCTTCTTAAAAGAATTGTTATTTTTAAATAAACCTATACTTACTAACATAGAAAAACAAAAATTACGTAAACTTACTAATAATTTGGTTCGGTTTGATTCTATAAATTGGAAACAAGCTTGTGCATGGATGAAAAAGAATATAGGTGAAAAAGATCAAACACAAAAAGTTAACATACAATGGGACAAGGTCGGAATAGAGATTATCAAACCTAGAACCAAGGCTGATCTTGTTGTTCGACGATTGCGATTACTTGATATCATTCGTGAATGTGACAGGGAATTAAAAGAAGAAATGAAGTATTATACACATTTAGATACAATATTCATAACAAATATCGCTATTTATGGATTGATACATGGATACGAAACAATCCGAACTTTACGTAAACTTGAATTGTTTAATGATTACCAAAGTTATATGGATAAAGCTTCAAAAATATCAACACACTTCAAAAGATACCCAATATGTAAAGATGAAACTAAGCAACGATTGTGTGAAATAGGAACGCTAATTGGATATCTACAAAATGATACTGATAGCTGGAACACTGAAAAAGAATTGGAAGGACTAGCGCAAGGTGGAAATGAACATGGGTTAATCGGTGAAAATTGGGAAGAACGTTTTCAAAAGCTATTGCAGGATATTCAGGTGCCAATAACACCAAAAGAATTTATAAGTTTTGAAGAGTATGTTAAATCACCGCTATGGATTACCGCTGGATCAAGTTCAATCGGACAAGTAGAATGGTCTTATGACCAGGATTCCGGAAGATTTAAAGCTAGAAAGAACATGATCTATGATGTAATATCACCTGACGACTTATGGGAAATAGTTGGCAAATGGAATGGTAGTTTAGTTTCAAGGGCATTCATTAAAGACGAAATGGGTAAAAGACGATTAGCTGTTAGCAGTAATATTGAATCTTATTTGCATGAGAGCTATTTACTGTATTTATACGGTCACGGTTTTAAGAATTTTAAAGGCATAACACTCGATGAAACACCACGCCAAACTCAACTCCGTAACTTAGATGTTATGGATAAATTGAGGTCAGGATTATATGCTTTACCATTTGATTATGCTCGTTTTGACCATCAACCCAAAACTAAAGAAGTCACTGATATTATCCAAGACATAGCAACCAAAGTAAAGGGCGTAATTCCAGGGCCATACGTGAATGAATTTGATAGAATAGTTACTAAAATTGTTAGATCATACAATAATTCAACAATATCCATGACCATAGGACAAGAAAAACGCAAACTAGATGTTGAAGGCGGAATACCAAGCGGAGTAAGAACAACTAGTTTGATAGGAAACATCTGGAATAGTTTAATGACAGAAGATGCAACACAGATAGTAACAATAATATTAGGATATAATCCAATTAAAGCATTAGGCATCAAAGGCGACGATACTTATACACTGGCAAATACCGCTGTTGAATTGTTTATGATGAGATTAGCATATGCTGCAATAAATGCTCAAGGATTGGATAGTAAATTCGGAATATCCCAACGAGTGTGTGAGTTTTTACGTAATGAAATAACATCTGAATCTGTCACAGGATGGGCAAATCGCGCTATCCCATCGTTATCTCAACGCAAACCATGGAATGCTCAACCATGGTCTCCAAATTCAGACGTTTCAACAATCGCAAACAATATATATTTATTAGAACGACGATTAAACCGTAAAATTGATAAATTACATGACGCAAATAAACATCGGTGGAGTGGCATAACACGACAGAGCAACAACTGGTTACACTTACCGATAAGATTAGGAGGTTTTGGAGTATATCCATATAACGGGTGGGTCCCTAATTGCAAGCTACCACTTGTAACGAAGCCTATTATGGATATCACTAATATAACATCATTGCCCAAGTTTGAACAACTAACTTGGATTAATTTAAATGAACAACAGATGCATGATTATCATTTGGCAAAAATGACGAATAAAATAGCCGCTGATGATATCCCAGGTCCTCAGAAACATTACAGCTACGATTTTATATTATCAATGAGGAAATTAAAACCAACCTGGAATAAAGAAGAAGTAGTATTAAAATCATTGCCACAAATATCTATTAGACAAGATTACCCACTACGCAATGAACACATTAAATACATTGAATCTAATGATCCTAGAGTACCGCCATTGCACAGGTTTTTGCGTGAATACAATGAAGTTGCATTAACCAAGAGAAAAAACAAAACAATAGAATTACCATCATTGATGACATATTTGAAGCAATATTTTGGTGCTATTGCTGATAAAGTTAAAAACTTGGAACAGAAAGGCTGGCATCGAACCGATGCGATTTCAATAGCAACAGGTGAAGTACCAATAGAACAGACTTCGTATATCCATCCTCAACTAACACAAATAGTTAAGGACATGATTAAAGATTCAAATATAATGTACATTAAAGGGAGAAAACGTATAGCAAAAACATTGTCTAAATACACTTATGATGCATCAACAATTGTGCTGCAATCACCGATATCTGCAATATTCAGATATTGAGACCTACGGAGCACACGTAGGGGCCAACATGAATTTCAATAAAGATCACACTGCAGTTGCATACGAAAT